GGAGATGATATTTTATCATCATATGGTAATACAGGATTTCCTGATAATAAGTATGGTGCTGGAAATTATTATTATCCTATCCCAGGAACTAGTATGGCATCTCCGCAGGTTTGTGGAGTGATTGCTTGCCTTGCTACTGGTAAAGAAAGATTTACACAAGCAGATGCTAGGGGATACCTCAATCAGTATAGCGTGTACGGAGATATGACGTTTGATGTTTCTGGTGGCGGTTTGAATGATAATTCTTGTCGTCAGGGAAGTCCAAACAAATATTTACACATTCAAAATCCCCGAGCAGCTGCGGGATTTATTAGAGAACAGCGAGGCGAGAGAACTACAGGGCAGACTTTCCCGAGAATTTCTATTATCAATGCGCCTGCACCAATTTCAGCATATCAAACTTTCACTATTAATGTGACTGCTGCTGGAGCAGCTGACTATATCTTTAATGGGACTGATAGAACCACAACACATGCCAATGCATTGGATCCAGTCATCAATATTAATGCTGGAGATACGATTGAGTTTGTAGTTAATGCGATAGGACATCCGTTCTGGATTAAGTATAATGCCACTACGGGAACATCTGGATTTATGACAAATGGTATTGTTCTAAACAATGGTTCTCAAACTAATACAGTATCCTGGCAAACTGGAAACTATACACCAGGACCTCCACTAGTTACGCCTGGAACTTACTATTATATCTGTCAGTTTCATGCTGCCATGGTGGGAACTATCGTTGTTTCGTGAGGCATAAATAAACCAGAGCACTAGTATCCATCTTTGGTAAGATAAATGGCTGATCGTTTTCCACTTATTGTCAATGAAATTTCAAAGAAGATTGAAGAAATTGTAGCGGGCGACAAGTTGGAGTTGACTGGTAACGGTATCGTTATCGGTGGAGACTCTGGAGCGGGAAAATATCTTACTAGTGATGGATCTGTAGTATTCTGGGACAGTCCTGGTGATGTTTATCTTAATCAAGTTCAAACATTATCGAACAAGACTCTTACTAATAGTATTATCTCTGGAGCTTCAAACACTCTAAGTAATATTCCTAATGCTGCTCTATCAAACCCTTCTATTACTATTAATGGATCTGCTGTAGCACTTGGTGGATCTGTATTAACACCAAACGATAATACTACTTATACTATTGCTGCTGTTGATGGTCTTAGTGCATCACAAAAAATTATTCGTTTGACCGCTGGTGGATCTGGAACTGGAAACGATGACGTTACTCTTGCTGTAGGTGCTCCTTCTTCCACTCCTGCTGGATCTCTTCCTGTAAGTTTGGAACTTGCGAGGGCAGGAGATACGATTACGATTGCTGGAACAGCAGTCAACAATGATACTATTACTACACTACAGTCTGCTGTTGGTGGTTCAGCACAGTCTGGTGCTATTACTATTGCTGCTGGTGGATCTTCTACAGTTTCTCAAAACCCAGCGACAAGAACCATCACTATTAGTTCATCGTATGTTGATACTGTCACTGAACTGAGAGCAACAGCGGGTCAGGTATTCTCTTCTGGTAATTTTACATTCCTTGGATCAGGTGCCACTTCTGTAGCACAGGGAGTTGATGGTAACGGTGATGCAACTATCACTTATAGTTCTACTGATACTGTAACCAGAATTAAAGGTGGTGCTGCTGGATCATTTACGTCTGGTGATGTAACATTTACGGGTGGTTCTAATGTAACGGTATCACAAGCTGGTGGAACTGTCACGATTGCTAGTGTAGACACCAACACAGTCACCAAACTTGCTAGTGGATCAAACACTGTCGCTGCAGGAGACTTTAAGTTGGTGGCTTCTGGTGCTACAAGCATCGCTCAGTCAACTGATGTGGGAACAGGTCTTACAACAATTACAATCAGTTCAGTTAACAGTGACACTGGTGCGGCTCTAACTGCATCAAATGGTGTCATTCTTTCTTCAAATGATTTCCAATTAAAAAATGCTGCTAACTTTACTGGTAATACACTACTCAAGTGGGATTCAGGTAACAACCAGTTAGCAAACAGTTTGATTCAGGATAACGGATCTACTGTTACCATTGGTGGTGACTTGGTTGTCGATGGAACCCAGACAATTCTTAACACAACCACCTTACTCGTAGAAGATAATCAGATTGAACTTAGAAAAGGACTGAACCTCGTAGGATCTGATGGTGGTCTAAGACTAAACAGAACTACAGATGCTGCTGGCAATGTCGTTTCATATCAAGCAATCGAGTGGTATGAGTCTGGTGGATACTGGAGATCATGGAATGGTTCGGTTGATAAGAGATTTGTAACTGAGACTGACACGCAAGTCCTTACTAATAAAACTCTCACATCACCAACACTAACAAACCCAACTCTTGGTGCAGCGTTGGCTACAAGCATCAATGGTCTTGAGATTACTTCTACAGCATCAGCAATTCTTAGCATTACTGCGGCTAAAGAACTTGATATTAAAAATGATCTTGTTCTTACATCAGATAACAATGCTGCAGCGATCACCGTCAACTTTAGAAATGGTGGTAACGTAGCATATAGATCTGACACGCTCGCTTCATTCTCAACTACAACTTCTTCTCAGTTGAGAGGTTTGATCTCTGATACTACTGGAACAAACAGACTGGTATTCCAGAGCAACCCAACTATTCTTGATAGTATCAACACAACATCAACTGCATTCACTCTGCTTAATGCTTCTGCTACTGGCATCGTTGCGTTCGGTGCAGCAACTGCTATCGATATGGGTGCTGCTGGTGGAACATTTACCATTAATCAGAACTTAGTTGTCAACGAAGATCTTACTATTGGAGCAACTGCATCTGATAACTTAATTTGTAATGGAACATTTGATTCTGTTAATGCTGACATCTTAATCCGTGGTGGATCTTCTAACCCAATGAAGGTTGGTAGAGGTGGTGGAGCAGTAAGTTCTAACACCCGAGTAGGATACAATACACTAGAGAACAACAGCTCTGGTTCTCAGAATACTGCATACGGTTTTGAATCTTCATACGCTAACTCTTCTGGTGCAGCGAACACTGCCATCGGTGTAAGAGTATTGAGAGCAAATAGTGTTGGTAGTAACAACATTGGTCTCGGTAGAGATACTTTACTCTCTAATACAGACGGTAATCGGAACATTGGTGTTGGTAACAATGCATTGTTCTCTGTCACATCTGGTGACTCGAACGTATGTATCGGTCACTACGCTGGATATGGATTGACTGGAACTGGTAACGTTCTCATCGGTCCTTCTGATGATGAGAACTCAACTAACGCAACCTACGCACCACCACAGCCAGGTGGTGATAGACAACTTGTTATTGGATCTGGAACGGAAGCATGGATTAAAGGAGATGCTGCTTTTAATCTCACTCTTCCAAATAATCTTACTGTTGATGGTGATGCTACCGTCAGTGGTAATCTCACAGTCAATGGAACTGTCACCAGTATCAACTCAAATACACTGAAAGTCGATGACAAGGAGATAGAACTTGCATCGGTAGATGCAACAACATTCACTGCAGTTTGTGTTGACAACTCTGCTGATATTACGGGTATTACTATTACTGTTGCTGGAACAGGTTTGATTCCTGGCATGGAAGTTAATTCCACAACTGGTGGTATTAGTGTTCCTCTAGGAACTGTTATCCTATCGATTTCTGGAAACACAGCGACACTTTCTAACGCTGTAACTGGTAACGGAACAGCAACCTTCACATCTCCTGGTGCTACAGATCTAACAGCAGATCAAGGTGGTATTCGTATCCTTGGAACAACTGACAAGAGACTATACTATGATAACTCAAGAACTGATAAGTATTGGGTATCTACTGAGAACTTTGAGATTGCATTCGGTAAGAAGTTTGTCATTGGTAACCAGCTGGCACTGGATACAACAACACTTGGTTCTACTGTTGTCAACTCTTCACTAACATCTGTTGGAACTCTGCAGAACCTAACGGTTGGTGGATTTGTAACCATTGGTGGAGTTGTTACTGAAAAAGTATTCAACAACTTCTCCACAACTCTCACTCCATCTGGAACCACTCTTACTATTAATACTGCTGCTGCCAACACTGTTCTTGGAACACCAGCAACATCTGCTATCAATGAGTGGGCGTTCACTAGTGTGGGACTAAGCAACGGTCAGTCTAAGACAATCACCGTCATCCTAAATGCCAACACTGCTGCTACATATGGTGACGCATGTAGTGTTGATGGAACATCTATTTCAAACGGCGTTCAGTGGTCTGGTGGTTCACCCCCAATCGCTACATCAAACACTGACATTCTTACATTCGTCGTCGTTACCGATAACGCTGGTGTTACCCAGGTATTCGGACAAGGCAACACAGACTTCAGCTGAGGATAGATAGATGCCAGTAGGTTTTAATAGTCCCGCCAGAAACCTTTTCCTTCTAGGTTCTTCTGGCGCCCAAGTTGTAACGAACTTCTTTAAGACAATCGATCAGTCTGCAGGGTCAGATCAGATTTATCTTCCTGATGAAATCAAATACAATGATGTAGATCAAAAGTTTGTTCTTGCTGGTTCTGCATCTGATAGTCAGGTAAAAGGTTTTGGTTGGTTTGAGAAGAGAGACGACGCAGGAACAGCAGATTTTGAGAATAGAATTGAAGCACCACAGGCAGGTGTCAATACAACTCTACGTGCTATGGAGTTGGATTCTAGTGACAATCTAATTGTTGTTGGTAAGACAGCAGACATTCCATGGATTGCTAAGTATTCTAACGGTGGTGTAATTGACTGGCAAGCAACCACCAATAGTGCTGATGTAGAGTATACTGGTATCACATCAGATAGCAACGGACAATACTATGCCTGTGGAAATACACCTACGTCAGGAGAAGCACAAGCATTTGTAGAGAAGTTTGATGGGTCTGGTAACCCTGGTTGGGGCAAGTCAGCATTCATGCTGGGACGAGATGTTGTCCTCAATAAAGTTGCTGCTAACACTAGAGGAGAAGTAGTTGCTGTTGGTTATCTTGAGGATGATATTTACAACAAAGGATACATCGTCAAGATCGATACTAATACTGGTGAAGTGTTGTGGGATAGAACACTTACTCCAGATTGGCAGGGTGACATGCTGAACTGTACGGATGTTTATATCGATAGCAACGATCAGATTTATGTTACCGTAAATGGAAACTTTGTCGGATACCTTCTGAAATATACTGCCGAAGGTAATATGATCTGGCAGAAAGTAAGTAATGATAGTGCTGCGAGTACAATTACTTTCGATCAAGTAAAGTCTGATGGTGAGACAGAACAGACTATTGTGTTTGGAACTTACACTGATCCAAATACAAATGATGTTGGTGGTATCCTTAGTAAGTATTCTAAGAACGGTAATCTTGTATGGAGAAGAACTCTCTTTAGTTCATATAATAACTCAGATACATTCGGTCAAGCGGGTGGGAGAGGTATATGCCTAGATGCTGACCCATCATTCTATTATCTGTTATACTTTGATGATGCTATTGATGAATTGAATGGCACACCTTTGGGATATACATTTGGCAAAGTCAGTAGCTCTGGTAACGGTCTTGGTGGATTCGAATATACAGAAGGAACAGGAGAGACACTCTATTATGATATCCTGAACGTCCAAGATAAAATCGGTAAACTATCTGACGGTTCTGTAAGAAACGACACCAGCGATCTCATCACCTATCCATTCAATGCTAACAAACTACTCTTTGATGACCTTGCTACTCAGGTCTCTAACAAGAAGAGACAGATGGATGGTCCTGATAGCTTTGAGTATAGTGGTAGTCCTGCTATTAGACCTGCTGACTTCCAAGAGTTGAACTTACTAGGTGAAAATGTTAGTGATAGAACTTGGACTGATAGTTCTGGCAAATCCAATAATGGTTTAGCAAGTTTGACTGAACCATTCTCTGGTGCTGGTAGCACAAGTTTTGATGGGACTGGAGATAGTATTAGTGTAGGTCCCTTGCTACCAACTAGCACTGGAACTGCTTTTACTGTTGATATGTTCTGGCGTTCTACAAGTAATACATCCCAAACATGTTTATGGGAACAGCATAATAGTGGTTCTGGTAGGACAGCATATTTTATTAATGGCACTAATGCTTTTCTAATTTCTGAAGGAAACACTGTTGGAAGCTTTGCTTACTCAGATAACGTATGGTATTTTACCAGAGTAACATATACTGCTGGTGGAGCAATTGAAGTATTTGTTAACGGTGTATCACGAGGAACAGGAACACAAACTGTTGGAGTAGATAACGTCAACTTTGTTATTGGAGATAGAAGTGGAGCGAATGAATCCTTCAACGGTTACATTTCTAATTGTAGAGTTGTTGTTGGTAGTGCTTTGAATGGAACAGAAGTTCCAACCACATCTCTAACTGCTATCACGGGAACAGAATTACTTACATGTCAAGGTGATACTATTGCTGATGCTAGTGCTAACAACTCCACCATCACAGTAAATGGTAATGCTGCTCCCACTGATGACGGACCCACCCACAACGCCGCTGGATACTGGGAGTTTGATGGAGTGGATGATAGAATACTTATTGATGATGATGGTAGATTCCAATTTGCTGATAATGGTTCAGATTTTGGTATTGAAACGTGGGTAAAAAGAACTGGTGATAACGGCGTTTATACTACTATCGCTGCTTCTTGGGGGCAATCTACCCCTATTGATAACTGGATTTTATCACACAACTTAGGTATTCTCGGGTTTGTGTGGGCTCCACATAGTACAGGAAATTATTTTATCACAGGTGGATCTCTAACACTAAACAACTGGCATCATGTAATCGCTACGAGATCTGGTAATAATTTTAAACTCTATGTTGATGGTGTTGAAACGGCGAGTGGCACAAGTTCTGGTTCTTATACTAGTGCTTTACCTTATATTGAAATCGGACACTATGGTAATACTTCAGCTAATAGTTGGTTTGTTGGAGAAATTGGAGAAGTTCGTATCTATCCAAGAGCTCTAACAGCAGCACAAGTATTCCAAAACTACAACGCCACCAAGAGTAAGTATACCAACGAAGCACCTGACACAGCACCTAAGATTTCTGATAGTGCTATTGTATATGATAGCAACTTGCTATTGAACTATGACTTTGGAAACAGAGCGACTTATGATCGTGCTGAAAATTTGTCAGTATATTCTGAAGACTTCACACTCAATAATATTAGCACAGGATGGAGAACAGATGCTCCACAATATTCCAGAGCAACACTAATTGCTAATACTGGAATTGATAGTCCTGTTGGAACTAATAATGCTTCAAGGTGGCAATCTGGTAATCAAACTAACGAAGAATTGATTTATCATTTAGTCCCAACAGCATTAACAATTGGCGAAACATACACAGTTTCCTGTTGGATCAGAAGAGTAGAAAGTTTTGGAAACGTTCAGTTTTATCTTGGTGATAATGCCACTCTTGATGTTACATCTCAGGTAGATGCTGTGCCATTTGGTCAATGGGTAAGAGTTAATGCTACAAGAACTATTACAGGAGAAAATGGAACTCCAATTAGAAACTATATTGCTGTCCGACCAAATGGAAATGTTAATGGTGGAGATAAAACCACTATTGACATTTGGGGTATGAATGTCAATCAAGGATCTACTCCTGGCAGATACATCAAAACATCTGGAACTGCCATCACAGCACCAACCACAGTAAAGAACCTCTCAAGTTCTTCTTATACTGGCACGATCTCTGGTCCTGTATTTGACAGTGCTGGTTATTTTCAATTCGGACAATCAAATACTTCTGGTATCACTAATGCATCATTTGATTATGATGATACAACAAATCCAGATTTCACTGTTGAGGCTTGGGTTTGGGGAGATAATTGGAGTTCCAATGGAAACAGTTATAATAGCATTATGAATAGAAGTGATGGCAACCCTATATTTTCAGTGTTTATCGCCTCATCTACTGGGGATTTGGGAGCTGAGGGAGAGATGGCATCGTGGAGATTTGACCCTGGTGGTGGTAATACTCAACATGCTTCAAGTGGATCTGGAGATAATGCTTTGATACTTTCAACTGGTGTTTGGAATCACTGTGTCTGGGTGTGGAAAGATGGCTTTGGATACATATATTATCTAAACAATTCTTCTAACAGTAATCATGCGACATTTATTACTGGAAGAAAAGACAGCACTAGTGCTTTTACAATAGGAAAGTGGCAAAATAATAGTTATGAACTTGATGGTAGGATTGGTGAAATTCGTTTCTACAATAGAGAACTAACTTTCGATGAAGTATCCCAAAACTTCAATGCCACTCGTAGTAAGTATGGTGTCTGATAAATAGATAGAGCATAATAATATTCCGAGGAACATAAGTAATGGCAAGGAAAACCATTCAGAGTAATTACTATCTGTTTGATGCTTCAGCGCGTGAAGTTATCATCCCTGGTGGAGTTCAAAGAGAGAACCTTATTCTCATTACGAACGTTACTGATAACAAGGTAATTTACAATTTCTCTGATCCTGAGCTTACCGCTACGGAGTATCACATCTCAACTGACATCAGAAATGTCACAACAACTAGAGTTGTTTTGACATATGATACTACTTCTATGTCAGACACAGATCAACTACAGATCGTGGTTGATGATTATGAGGAAGTTGTAAGACCATCGGAGACATACCACGATGCTGTAAACAAGGCAAAAGTATCCCAACCACAATCACAGATTGATACTGACTTTGAATACGGAACCCAGGATACTAAGTGGGAAGCGTTGGCAATGATCAACAATAATCCATTTGCTTATAAGTCTCAAGATCCTATTGTTATCACTGACGTTCAGGCAACACAGAACAGCAGGGAAATTACAGTATCAACAGCATCTGCTCCTCCATCTGCTGGAACTGCTGTTTATATTCAAGATACTCTATTCCCTGGTGCGAATGGTGTATTCATGGTTGATAGTTCCAATGGAGGACAACAAACTTTCACTTATACTGCACGTTATGATTGGACTGCTGGTAGCAGTGGCATTTATGATGCTGCTAGAACCGCAGTTTATACTGGCATTCACTACACTGGATCTGATATTGGTGGAACTATTACTCTTGGTGCTGCTGGTGGCGCGATGGCAGGATCGGTTCAGGTTGATTGCACCCAGGCACATGGTCTTGAAGTTGGTAACGAGATTGCTATCGTTGGATCTTCGGGAACGAATGTCAATGGATCGTGGGTAGTTGCTAGAGTTTCTAGTCCTACTAGATTATTCTACTTCCCTGATGCGGCTCCATCTGGTGCAGTTTCCACAGGAACTATTAAACTCTATCCCAGACCACAGGGCAATTCAATTCACAGAGCATTTGACGGTGGTGTTAAATTCTCTACAAATTCTCACTCCAAAAACCAGTCGGCAACTCGTCAGACAAAGCGTTACTTCCGTTACCAATCTGGTAAAGGTGTAGCATTCTCTACTGGTTCTATTCTCGAACCAGCAATTCCTAATGTTGATAGCATTACTGCATCTGGAACTACTGTTACTGTAGTATGTGCTGAAGCTCATAACGTAACCAGAGATACTACAGTTGATGTTCGTGGTGTGGGTGATAACAACTACAACGGAACCTATGAAGTATCTAATGTAGTCGATCCATTTACATTTCAGTATGGTGTAACTAGTGCTCCGTCCGAGACAACAGCATCGGGTGAGTATACTGTAACCCCAATCAATGCATACGGAACCAATCTTGAGATTGGTATGATGGATCAGCAGAATGGTATCTTCTTCCGTTATGCTGGTGGAGAACTAAGTGTTGTTAGAAGAACATCAACCTATCAGTTGTCTGGTAAAGTGTCTGTAACTAATGGAAGCACACTAGTTTCTAGTTGGACTGGACCTAACCAGCAAGGAACTAAGTTCTCCAAGCAGTTGAAGCCTGGTGACTATGTTTCTATTCGTGGTTCATCGTATCGTGTTGATGGTATCATCTCTGATACTCAGATGGTTATCTTCCCTGACTATCGTGGTCCTTCTTCTGGTGGTGTTCCTGTAACCAAGACTGTTGAGACCGAATGGAAGCAGACAGACTGGAACATTGACCGTTGTGATGGAACTGGTAAGTCTGGATACAATCTAGACACTACCAAGATGCAGATGTTCTACATGGACTACTCTTGGTATGGTGCTGGTTTCATCCGCTGGGGATTCCGTGCTCTAGATGGTAACGTAATCTACGCTCACAAGATTCCTAACAACAACCAGAACACTGAAGCATACATGAGATCTGGTAACCTACCATCTCGTTATGAAGTTAACACTGTTGCCACATCAACTGTTGCTACTAAGACACTATCCTCTGGTGACAGCACGTTGTATGTTGCATCAGCTCCAAGTAGATTCCCAACATCAGGAACTCTTAGAGTTAAGAAAACAACATCTTCTACCGCTGGAGTTCAAGAGTATGTAAACTACACTGGTAAGACAGAGTTTATTCAAGATGTTATTGCAACGACTGCTGGTAACAATCAGATTGAAGTTGCTTCAACTACTGGATTGAATCCAAATGGAGTTCAACCAATCATCTTTGATACTCCATTCGCAAACATCGTTGCTGGCAAAGTATACTATGTTGCTACTGTCCCATCATCAACTCAGTTCACGATTACTGAGACACTGAATAGTGGAACTCCAATTGCTATTACAACCTCCACTGGTTCTGCATTGTCACCACTATCTCGTGCTACCTCTGGTGCATTCACTGGACTAACTAGAGAACAAGCAGGTGCAACTGGAGTTTCTCTAACAATGGCTTCTGGATCTTCATCAGGAACTGTTAGCTCTGGAACTGGCATTCAGAAAGGACAGCAAGTGATCGGATCTGGAATCCCTGCCGATACTTACGTCCACTCAATCGCAGGTCAGAACATTACATTGAGTAAGGCAGTTACATCTGCTAACCCAACTGGAGTAATCTTCTCTGCTCTTGGTGCTGGTGCAGCACAGACATTTACATATAGTGCAACACAACCAATCAGTGTAGAACTTATCGGTGCAACATCTGTCCCACAGATCTCTCACTGGGGTTCATCTGTTATCATGGACGGTCTCTATGACGATGACCGAGCATATGTTTATACCGTTGGAACTAGAACAGGTCGTCAGATTGACTCTGGAGAAACGAAAGCAATTCTTGCTCTTCGTGTAGCACCATCCGTTGATAATGGTATTCCTGGAGCATTTGGTTCTAGAGAATTGGTTAATAGAATGCAGTTGGTTCTTCGTGGTGCTGAGATCTCGGCATCTGGTCCTTTCTATGTTGAACTGATTCTTAACCCAACGATTACTATCGCTGCTAACTGGTTGAATGTTGGAGGAACATCACTCGCACAGTATGCTGTTCTCAACACTAATGCTGAACTAGTTGGCGGTGAAGTTATCTATGGTTTCTATGCTGACGCTGGTGTTGCTGCTTACGATCTGTCACGAGTTAAGGAAATCTCTAACAGCATCCTTGGTGGTGGAACAGGACAACTATCAGTAGCTACTGGATCAAACCCAACTGGTGTATTCCCAGATGGTCCTGAGGTTCTTGCAGTTCAGGTAACTAACATCGCTGGTGGTCGTGGTTCTAATAACAGATACGCAGACGCTAGATTCTCCTGGACGGAAGCTCAGGCATGATGTATAATAGGAGAAAGACTCCTGTTATATGTTTCAATCAAGACCTATTACTCCCAAGAATGATGGGTGGTTAGAAGTTAGGGTTCCCTCAGATATCATTCAAGATGTCTGGGGGATGGTTGATGATGCAAAGAAAGATGTAAAAGCAAAACTGGCAGGTAACATCAGCACTAGTAAAGAGATGGTGCCTACAGACATGTTTAATGGGTTTATTGATAAAGTTTGTAGAGAGTATCAACGAAAGTTTGATTACAAACCTAGGCAAACATCTGTCAATAATGCCAGTATTAAGTTGCATGATCTCTGGGCGAACTGGCAATACCAAACAGAATTTAACCCGTCACACATACATTTTGGTGTGTTTTCTTTTGTTATCTGGATGAAGATTCCTATTGATACTAGAGAACAGATGCAACTTCCTTTTGCTAGTAAAACTAGTAGTCCCTGTGTGTCATGTTTTCAATTTGAATACCAAACTATCCTTGGAAACAGAAAGACATTTAACTATCCTATGAGTCCAGAGATGGAAGGACTGATGGTGTTTTTCCCTGCAGAATTGAATCATCTTGTCTATCCATTCTATGGCACAGATGAACCTAGAATATCTGTAGCTGGTAACATGGCGTGGGTTTGATAAATAGTATCGCCTTACTCTATACCTATGCTTGGAAAATCCAAAGCTAAAGTAGAAGAGAAAGACCACGAGCATGAAGATAAAAGTGAAGTCCTTGGTAATTTGGTGAAAGTTGTTGTACTTATTTGGTCTGCATCCCTTCTCACATTTAGTTACGTTAGACTGCCAAACGGTCAGAAGATCCTAGACTTTGACCCCACCTTTATCGCATCCGTGTTTTCTGGATCGCTAGCTGCCTTCGGACTGTCTCCTGCTAAAGCAGGTGGTGGTAATGGAAATGGCAAAGCAGTAGCGAAAAAAGAACCTGAAGTTGTTTCCGCTGTGGAGCCAAGAAAAGATGCAAAAACTGATTAATGTTATCGCCCTGTTGTCAGGACTTACTAGTGCTGCCCTCATTGGTGGTGCTGGTTATGTTCTCCTGAATAAGGATGCCCTGATTGATCAAGCAAAAGGTGCTGCTACTAAGGCAGCAACGGAAGCAGTCACTGCTGCTCTCCCTGGAATGTTGGATGCCGCTATGCCAAAGATGCCTGAGGTAACTGGCGGTGCTATCCCACAAGGTGGTTCGTCCCTTCCTAAGACGACTGGACCTGCTATGCCCTTCTAACCATGAAACTCTTTAACAGCAACAAAGAACAACCAGACGATTACTTCCCAGAAACTAAGAAAGAAAAACCGTCTAAGTTCAAGATTGTAATTGCTAGCGTTGGTGCTTTGTTTGCTGTATCTCATGTAGGTTTACTGGGATATGTTATACATCAACCACGTAGACCTGAAGTTCCTATCATCAATATTCCTAGAGGTGATTACTCATCTTACAGGATCAAGGCAGGTAAGGATGGATATGAGGTAGAGTATAAGGCAAACGATCCTGCTATCCTACGCTCAGAGAGATCACTTCAAGTAGATAAGGATAAGCGTGGATGGTTTGGACCTACCACTGAGAAGCGTAGGGAGTATCGCACAGACGAATACACTATGGACGGCACACGCAACCTAGGAGGTGCTGCAATAGACGGCGAGGGAAAGTCCCTTGCAAAAAGCGAAGAGTGCATCAGGGCGGACGCTGGAGCACGCTCACAAGGTGCGATGGCAGGTAGTGCTATTGCTGCTGGCGTAGCAGTCCCTGCTCTCGTCAACATCCCATACATTGGATGGTTGGCGGGTGGATGGGCTCTGCTTCTGGGACAGCGTGCTGGATCTGAGATTGGATCTGAAGTTGGAAAAGTATTTAATGATTGCTAATGGAAATCAAACCAATAAAGATACGGGGAAATGAAATTCCTGAAGTGAAAATCTTTGACAATTCTATACCCCAAGTCTTTACAGGATACCCTATACCAGTCACGGTAAACATGGGAGCTCCTGTGGTTGACATGCCTGGGTGTGTAGAGACACGAGAAACTGATGACCTTAGGGAAGTTGACCCTAGGGGTAACATGACCTTCTGTGATGGTCAAGTGCCATCATACAATCCTCCCAACTTTGAACCTAACCAGATGCTGCCTACTCAGCGTCCCAAGGTAGATACAAGGCAACCTAAAGATCCCGCTTCCCCCGATCTACCGATACCTAAAACTCCCCCTGCTACTGCTAAGGTAGATTGTCCTACAGCAGCACAAGCAGCAAAGGAACCTGTCGGCACATACATTGAAGGATTTAGAAAGAAGGTTACTGACTATCAATTAGTTGGCAACCAGTGTATTCAGATTACAGAACCAGTGCCTCTACCAGAACAGATTGTTGCTGGTCTTCCTGCTGCTGGCGTTGTAGTAACTACCTCAAGTATTGCTGTTGTTGCTACCGCATCAGC